GTCCAAGAAAGGAACCCCTGACATGACCGACTACCAGAACCTGCTGGCCCGCAAGGCCGAACTCGAAGCCCAGATCGCCCAGGCCCAGGCCGAGCGCAAAGCCGAGGGCATCGCCGCGGCCCGCGCGCTGATCCAGGAGCACAGCTTGACCGCTGCCGATGTCTTCCCCCAGGGCAAGGCCAAAAGCAGCGTGGGCGTGCCGAAGTACCGCGACCCGGCCACGGGTTCCACCTGGACCGGGCGCGGCAAGCCCCCGAACTGGATCAAGGGCAAGGACCGCACGCCCTTCAAGATTTGATTCTCATCACCATAACGGTGTCTTTGGACAGGGCCTCCCCCCGCTATTTGCTAAACAGCTCGGATAAGGACTGTGCCCTGCTTATTTCGGCTTGTTCACTTATAGATATCTCTTCTGCGGTGGAAATATCCTTCGCCTGTTTATCGCAGAAATCCTTATCAACCAAAGCCAAATTTGCAAGACGATTAGCGCGAAACTTGACTGTTTGCCGAGCAGAAATTTCCGCTTCACCTTCGAGGGACTGAACAACCTTGAGCCCAGCAATCAATGCATCTACACTGATGATAGCCATATTTATTCTTCTAATTGAGTCAACTGCAGGCAATTGCTCATTAGATACTGACCTCAGACGATCAGCCAGGGATTCCGCCATATAAATTGAGCTATCGACACTGTAGTTCTCTCTGTCATTAATAGTTCTTTCCAACTCATTTCCCCATGCTTCCGTAGCGTCAAAAAGATCGGCTAGTACACAGTATTGCATCCGATTTCTAATTCGCTTTTCTTCTGCATCCCTCTGGAGCTGTTGCTCATGCTGAAGGCGCAGGGTTTTTCTTGCCAAATAGAAACCCGAAAATATAGCGGCAACTGATCCAATTGCTTGCACCCAGCTGGCCCATTCGGACTTTGTCATACATATCGCCCACCAATTTCTCCAGAGAAAACAAAACTCCTCTGGAGCAGCAGTTTGCAAGGCAGAAATAGCCATCTGATTTTCAATCATCGCCCTCTCCTTTCATGAGTGGCGAATCCTAACCCCCCATAGCCCGTTTGGCAGTCGCCTCTCGGGCTTTTTTGCATGGAACCCACAATGTCTGAGAACAGCAAGATCGAATGGACCGACCACACGTTCAACCCCTGGGAAGGCTGCCAGAAGGTGGGCCCAGGCTGTGACCACTGCTATGCCGAGACCCGCAATGCGCGGTTTGCCGGCGGCCAGGCCGTGAACTGGGGTCCAGGCGCTCCGCGCCGCCGCACCAGCCCCGCCACCTGGGCCATGCCGCGCCGCTGGAACGCCCAGGCCGATGCATTCATGGCGCAGCATGGCCGCCGCCAGCGCGTGTTCTGCGCATCGCTGGCCGACTGGGCGGACAACGCCGTGCCTATCGAATGGCTGGTGGACCTGCTTGAGCTGGTGCGCACCACGCCGCACCTCGACTGGCTGCTGCTGACCAAGCGTGTTGGCATCGTGCGGCAACGCCTGCAGGAGGCCCACAACTGGGTGCTGGACAACTGGCCGGCAGTGGATGCGCAGCCGCTGTCACAGTGGCTCCAGGACTGGACCGAAGACGACAACCCGCCCAGCAACGTGTGGCTGGGCGCCACCATCACCAACCAGCCCGAGGCCGACCGCGACATCCACAAGCTGCTGGTCGTGCCGGCGCGCCGGCGCTTCCTCTCCATGGAGCCCCTGCTGGGACCTGTGGATCTGACCGTCATCGACATCAATGGTGACTGCGAGATCTACCCGCTGCGCGGCACCACCCAATGCGTCAATCAAGAGCATGAGCCGGCGCCAGATCTGCCCGCGCTGGACTGGGTGATTGTCGGCGGAGAGAGCGGCCCAGGTGCGCGGCCCATGCATCCCGACTGGTCCAGTGGCCTGCGTGACCAGTGCCAATCGGCCGGCGTGCCCTTCCTGTTCAAGCAGTGGGGCGAGTGGCGGCCGATCTCACAGATGAGCGAAGGTGAGGACCGAGCTCTGTGGCGGTCCCGTGTGATTGCAAAGCCCCACGAGGACCAAGCCAACCTGGATGACATCTATGGCCGTGTGTGCAGCACGGAGAGCACGGTCATTCACCTGGACGGCACCGTGCATCACCTCCTGGAGCCGAACGCTTTCCCGCCCGGCGCCATGACGATGTACCGGGTCGGCAAGAAGGCCGCAGGCCGCCAGCTGGACGGCCGCACCTGGGACGAGACGCCCGCCAGCTGAACCCACACACAACCACCGAAGCCCTCCCGGTATGCCGCGAGTGGCTTTTTTTTGTCCCAAAGGAACCCTGCATGGCGAACGCGCCACCCATCACATTAGGCAGCGTCTGCAGCGGCATTGAGGCCGCGAGCGTGGCGCTCGGTCCGCTGGGCTTTGTGCCCGCCTGGCTCAGCGAGATCGATCCCTTCGCCAGCGCCGTGCTGGCCCACCACTACCCGGCCGTGCCGAATCTAGGCGACATGACCGCAATCGCGCGGCGCGTGCTCTCCGGCGAGGTGTCCGCGCCCGATGTCCTGTGCGGTGGTACGCCCTGCCAAGCATTCAGCGTCGCGGGCCTGCGCAATTCCCTTGCCGATGCCCGCGGCAATCTCACCCTCAAATTCGTGGAGCTTGCAGATGCAATTGACCATGTTCGACTTGCCGCTGGAAAGCCTCCAGCCGGCATCCTCTGGGAAAACGTCCCGGGCGTCCTCAGCACCAAGGACAACGCATTCGGGTGCTTTCTGGCAGGCCTTGCCGGAGAAGATGAGCCGCTTCAGCCACCAGGGGGCCGCTGGGCAAACGCTGGTGCTGTGTATGGACCAGCGCGGTCAGTCGCATGGCGGACCCTGGACGCCCAATATTTCGGAGTGGCCCAACGACGCCGCCGTGTGTTCGTTATCGCAAGCGCTCGAAACGGGTTCGATCCCGCAGCGGTACTTTTTGAGTGGGACGGCATGCGCCGGGATACTGCGCCGAGCCGAGAAGCGGGGCAAAAACCTGCCGGCAGCCTTACAGCAAGCGCTGGGCGCCGTGGCGGCGTCAACGACCCAGAGCGTGGCCAGCTCGTAGACACTGTCGCGACGATCGATGCCAGCTTCGGGCGCCTGCAAGGGGCCAGTGGCCAGGACGCAAACCACGGGCACAGCCACCTGATCCCACAGATCACGCACACCCTGCGCGGTGAAGGCTTCGACGACAGCGAGGACGGCACGGGACGCGGCACGCCGCTGATCCCCGTCGCGTTCGACACCACGCAGATCACCAGCGCGGCCAACTACAGCAGCCCCAAGCCTGGTGATCCGTGCCATCCGCTGGCGGCCGGCGCCCACGCTCCGACCATCGCATTCCCCGCGCGCATGTCCGCAACTCAGCATGCCAGCACCGAGAACCTGAGCCCGGCCCTGGGCGCCACAAACCCAACGGCCGTGGCTGTGCAGGCCTCGCAATCTGGCGTGCGCATGAACGAGACCGTGGGCACCCTGGACGTCAACTATGGAAGCCGCCGCCACAACGGCGTAATGCTCGGCGCCCAGGTCCGCCGCCTCACCCCAACCGAGTGCGAGCGCCTGCAGGGATTTCCTGATGGCTACACGGCTATCCCCTGGCGCGGCAAGCCCTCCGACGCCTGCCCAGACGGCCCCCGCTACAAGGCGCTGGGCAACAGCTGGCCGGTGCCTGTCGTGCGCTGGATCGGCGCCAGGCTCGCCAGAGCGCTCCGCAACTGACCCTCCCGCTTCGGCGGGTTTGCTTTTTCTGCACCCCATGACCCCGACCCCACCCCAGTGCCCGCTGCTGCAGCGCGCAGGCCACGTCATCAACACCACTGCAGCGCATTGGCAGCTGCTCCCCGAAAGGCAACCATGAAGATCATCAAGACCTCCGAGGCTCTTCCGAAATCTGGCCGCTACGTCCTCGCTTGGTTGGAGGGCGCGAAGATCCCAATGCGAGCCATGTGGGCAGCCCAGCACACCCTACCGCTTGGGGATGACGCCGATCCCGAATGGGGTGAATACAGCGAGGAGAAAGACGAATACTTCTGCCCCGCCGGCTGGTACGAGATGAACCAGCACGAGGAGCAGCATTGGGGCGTCGATGGCAACGTGGTGGCGTGGTGCGAGCTGCCACGCCTGGACCACCAGTGCCTGGCCCAGATCGATGAGCCGGCCCAGCCCGTATGCTGGATTCGGTTTTGCAGCGATGGCAGCACCGAGGGGCCGATCATGCACAGCCAGATCTGCGAAGCACGCAAGACCTCTGGCGCCTGGACGCCGCTCTACGCCGGGGCAGCTCCTGCCGCTGTGGCTGGTCCGGCCTGGGACAAGACGCGCCGCGACCTTGCCATCGTGATGATGGGCTTTGCCGGCAACCCCAGCCGCAGCCTGGAGGTGGCCGAGATCGTGCTGGACGCCGCTACCGAGCCGGGCGCGCCCATGGCATACCTGCGCGCCCCGGCAGCGCCCGCCCTGGAAGCGCCTGCAGCCCCGACCGCGCCCTGGTGCCCGGATGTGTGCCCCATCACTGGCCGCCCCTTCTTCATGTGGATCGAGCATCACAAATCAGGCCAGTACGTGCCGACCTACGGCGGCCCGCACGACAGCTACACGCTGCCGGTCAATGGCTCGGACGGCTCTTTCGAGTGCGAGCGCTACGACCACGACCGGGGCGGCTGGCTGACCGATGAAATCCAAGACCTGGGCCTGATGATCGTGGATGACCAGTCGTTCATCGTGGCGGCAGACCATCCCCGCTACAACGAGGTTGAGGAATTCGCCAATGGCGCAGCCACTTTCGCCGCAGCGAAGCCCGGCAGCATGATCGCCGTTCCGTTCGACCTGATCGCCTCGGCATGCAGTGCCATCGACAAGAAGCGCGATGCTCCGAAGACCCTTGCCGAGCTGCGCCGGTACACCACGGGCGACCTGTCCTGCGCCGCGCTGGCAGCAGCGCCGACACAACAGGGATCTGAAGCCTCGGCCAGCGGCGCCAAAGTGCTCACCGACGAAGACATGGAAGCCCTGAGCCTCACCCACGGCCTCTCTGGCGATGTCGAAGAGATGGCGATCATCGTGGAGACGATGGTCTTGGATCGGCTGGCGGCAGCACCACAGGCGCCCGCGCCTGAAACAGTGGCGTGGCTCAACAAGCCCATCAAGATAGAAGGCGGAGAGAAAGCCGGCGACCTGCCGCCAACGGTAGATTTCAAGCGACACGCGGCAGGCCACGAATGGCTCCAAGCCGAACCCCTGGTGCGTCTCTCCGATGCGCTGGCCTATGCGAAGGCGATGGCAGCAGCGCCCCAGGCACCTGCTGCGCCCTCGGCCGGCATGACGTCGCGCGACAAGGCCACCCAGGACCATATCGCATCGGTGATGCTCCAGCACGGCACGCCCGAGCAGCAGAGCCAGGCCCTGGCCTATGCCAGCGGGGCAGCACCTGCTGCGCCTGCAGTGGATGACCCCGTCAAGGTGTTGAGCCAGGCCGCGCGGGACGTGCTGGCCGAGCGCCGCCGCCAGGTCGAAGCCGAAGGCTGGACGCCAGAGCACGACGACCAGCACGACGAAGGCGAGATGTGCTTTGCGGCGGCTGGATATGCAGCAGTTGCATCGGACAACCTGCAGGCCATCTCCAGGGACATCGACCGCGACCTGACGCTGGACGACAACGTGTACCCGCCGACCAACTATCCATGGCCGCGTTCCTGGGAGTTCAAGCCATGCACGCCGCGCCGCGCCCTGGTCAAGTCTGGAGCCCTGATCCTGGCCGAGATCGAGAGGATCGACCGTTGCAGCCCGGACGCAGCCCAGGCAGCAGCCAAGGGGGAGCACGGCAATGGCTGACTGCTACATCGTCAGCACGAAGCACACACGCCGCGACGCGCGCTACATCACGTTCTGGCGGCCGGAGAACTCTGGCTACTCCTGGCCTCTCCCCTGGTCTGGCCGATACAGCAGCGAGAGCGTGATGGAGAGCCTGGACTACTACAACAACGGCCACAGCACCGTGGCCGTGCCATGCAGTGTCATCGACCCCATGGGCGTGCCGCCCGAGCCCGGGATGGTCGATGGCGATGCCGGGCCTGTCGTGCTCAACAACAAAGCGAACTGGGCCGCCATCTTGGCTGCCGCGCTGGCTCCTCCGCTCCACCACCCAGAACCGCAATACAAGGGCGCCCGCAAGGCCCGCAGGCGCCCCGCAGCGCACAAGGAGAGCACATGACTCTGCTTGAAATTCTGGCGCAGTACATGACGAAATGGCCCGCAGGCTTTGGCCGGGTGATCCAGGACGATTCCGGGGCAGCCCTGGCGTGCGCCGGCTTTGGCGAACGCTACCCATTCCTGCAACTCCCGGTGATCGCCACCGACCGCGCGACCGCAGTGGCCACCGAACCCAAGTGGAAAGCACAGCGCGCCCAGGCGCAGCAGAAAGGACCACATGAAGGTTGAGCGTTCAAACGCGGTCGTGCACCTCACGATCAGCGACATCATGCAATCCCACCGACTGGACCCCGTACGGGTCACGCTGGATGACATTGAGCCAGGGCGCGGCAGAATCACCATCGAGTGCTACGGCAGAGCCTGGGCGTCGTACTGGGGCGCCATGGGCGATCAGGGCATCGCGCAGTTCTTCGCCAGCTGCGACAACCACTACCTGATCAAGAACTTCGCGCCTGGCCTGAACTCCACGCGGTTCAACGGCGAGGCGCTGGCGAAGTTCGCGCGCAAGACGATCTGCCTGCGCCGCCGATTCCGGGACCATCGCACGCAGATGAAATACGGGAGCCTCGACAAAGAACAGGCGCGCGAGCTGTTTGACGAAGCCGACGATCTCAGTGACTGCGAAACACAGGACTCCTGCTGGAGCCATTCCAAGCTCCTCGAAGAAGTTTTCCACCAGGAGTGGTGGTACGCGCTTGGCCCTGAATCCGAGGAGCCAAACCCGGAGTACGGCTACCTGGAGCGCATCTGCAATGCCGTGCGCGAGGCCCTGCAGCAGCTCGCGCCGGCAGCCGAGAAAGGACAGACCCCGTGACCACAGCACCAACACCCTCCCGGGCGGATGCGCTCATCCGCGAGCACCGCGCCAGCATGCACCCAGAGATCCTGCGCGCCTGGGCCTCGGATGCAGTCGATGAGCTGGGGCGCCTGCTCGCACAGGTCCACAAGCTGGAAATGCAGGCCCTGGACCTCGCCTCCGAGAACAGCATCCTCAAGCGCGCAGAGACGGATGAGCTGGAGGCGCGCAAGCCGCTGCCGCTGAGCGATGACGACCGATTGCGGCTGCGCTCCGATGTCGCCCGCGCGATCTGGGATGTCATGCGCGAGCACGAGGACCGGTGCGATCACGCGCTCGAAGACGTGGAGCCAAAGCACCAGGTCTGGGATTGCGCCGATGCTGCCATTGAGACGGCGCTCGGCATCATCCCGAGGCCCAATCCGCTCATCGCCCGGCGCGAGGTAGTCGCAGGCGGTCCCGTGCGCGTCACTCGCCTGCACCTGACTGACGAGGGCCGCGCCGCGCTCACATCCAAGGCCACCGGCCCGCTGCCGCCCGCGCGCGTGGATGAGCTGATGGCCGACGCCGGCTACTTGGGTGCATCCGCCGAGAGTCGAGCGGACTTCATCAACGGCATTCGCCACGGCGAGGTCGCCCACGGCATCACCGGAGGATTGTCATGACCAAAGAGGAACTGCAGCGCCTACGCGACCTCTCCAAAGCCGCCGAAGGCAGTGGGCAGTGCGTCTGCGTCAACCCGAGCGACATGCTCGGCCTGCTGGATGTAGTGACCACGATGGCGCGTGCGGTCCACGCGCTCCAAGTTATCAACCACGAACAGCGCAAGCTTCTCGATTCCACCATCTGCAGCCAAGGCCCCATTGTCGAAGTCGAGTGGCTGCGCGTGTCCAGGGTGCTGGAGGGCGCTCAAGCTGTTGTCGAAGGATCATCATGAAGATCGCCAGGCCCAGCGAACGCGACATCGACGCGGCCGGGGAACTGCTCTCCCTGATGAACGACCTCTCCAGCGGGTACTGCCCATGGGATGGGGGCGAGGACGCCACCTACTTCGATCCTGATGACCGCAAGCACCTGCGCCGCCTCTACGACGTGCTTGACAGCCTCCTGGATCGCGCGCCTGGCTTCACCAACCGCGTGATCGGCGGCATGTGCTACGTGATCTGCTGGGACCGTAACGAAATCCTGGACCCTGCAGACGATTGCCTGGCGCTGCATCCAGACCTACTGGCCGGGCTGCGCCTGCTGCAAGCACAGCGCGCCGACTTTCTCCCACGCCTGGAGCGCGAGGCCCGCGCGGCTGTGGCCAGCACCATCGAAGCGGCGGCAGCCCGGCACGTCGCCGAAATGCGCCTGTCCGCCGATGTGGCGGCGATCCAGCGCTCCTTGCCTCATCAGTGGCTCGGCGGCTGGGATTTGGCGTCGGGACCAGACAGGACCGTTTGGTGGCTCTGGCGAGCGTAGCTCGCACCACCCTCCAATCAACCAGCCCCGCCTTTGAGCGGGGTTTCTCATTTCTGGGCTCGCAATGAACATCAACCAGTTCAGCACCTTCAACGGGGTGCCGGTATTCCAGACTCCATATGCAGTGACCGTGCATGTGGCCTGGGAGCTGCGCCGGCACCCAATCGCCAAGCGCCGCCGACGCTGGGCCGCTGTGCGCGTGGAGAGCCAGTTGCCTTCTTGCTTCCGGACCCCGCAAGGACTGTTCATGCATCCGGCTGTGTTCGCTCGGCTGCGCGAGCACTTCCGGGCGTACAAGCTGCCATGACAACACCACGCGACTCCTGGGAGGCCGCTGACAAAGCCTACCTGACCCATCACTTTGCGTGTCCCCAGTGTTGCGCAGCTGGCGTCTTGCCTGGTCGGCACGAACGTTGCCACGCTGGACAGACGATCTGGACTCAATACCTCAATGCCGGTACGCCGCCACATTTCACTTGGATAAATCAACCCAGGGTGCGCGGAAAGAACCCGTTTTGAGCCCCAAATTCGGTGGATTACATGAAACACACAGTTACAGAACCTTGCGCCCCAGGAAATACCGTGCCATCCCAGGGCGCGGATTGGGTGCTTGCCACGAAATACAAGGAAATGACTGGCATCACGCCGATGACCGTCCATAACCGCCGTCGCGCCGGCATTTGGCTGGATGGCACGCATTGCGGCGTCGTGGGCAGACACCTCTATGTAAACGTAAAGGAAGCAGATCAGTGGATAAAAAACCAGCTCCATCAACTCCGGCAGGCGTGACAGTCCGGGAAATGGCCACGGGCGCTCGAATTCAGATCGCGTTCTCGTGGCACGGGCAGCAATGCCGCGAACTGCTACCCCCTGGGCCGGTCAACAAGGGCAGCATCCAGTACGCAGCAAACCTGCGTGCTGAGATCCGGCGCAAAATCACAGATGGCACGTTTGTGTATGCCGAGTACTTCCCGGCCAGTGCGAAGGCCCGCGCGCCAGATCCGCTTTCCTGCCTGATGGAAGAGATGTTGGTGAAGCAATTGGAGCTGTACCGCAAGCAGGTCGAGAACGGGAAGATGTCGCCAGCCACATTCCGTGGCTACGAAAAAAGCATCAGCGGGGAGCGCATGCGGCGATGGCATGGTCTCAAGCTCCATGAAGTCACCCCTTCCGCCCTCCGGGAGTGGATCAGCGGGATGGACTGCACCAGCAAGGCTATCCGGAACATGCTGATTCCCTTGCGCAGCGTGTTTGAAGATGCGCTGAACGACGGACTAGTCGAGTTCAATCCCTTCGATCGGCTCGCGCTCACCAAGCTCATCCGCCAGACGAGCAAGGCAAGCGACTATGTGATCCAGCCCTTCACTCAGGCGGAGCGGGAGCAGATCCTGCTGGCGTGCAGAGACGATGAGCGGCCGATGGTTCAGTTCTGGTTCAACACTGGTCTGAGGCCGGGCGAACTGCAGGCCCTCGAATGGAGACACATAGACTGGGAGAAGGAAACGGCCCGGATCGAGCAAAACCAGGTCGTGGGTGTGCTCAAGGCACCAAAGACGGCCGCAGGCATCCGCAGCGTGGACCTGAACTTCGAGGCCATGGAGGCCCTGCGAACACAGAAGGCCTACAGCATGCTCCGCGGCGCACGGGTTTGGCTCAACCCTCGGACGCTCGAGCCGTGGACAACTGATGCCCAGGTGCGCAAGACCGCATGGATGCCCATCATGCAGCGTTCCGGCATCCCATACCGGAACCCCTATCAGGTGCGGCATACCTACGCTTCTTCGATCCTGACCGCCGGTGCCAACCCGTGGTATGTCGCCCAGCAACTGGGCCACGAAGATGTGGAGATGGTCTTTCGCACCTACGGGAAGTTCATCCGCGAGGACTACCAGAAGCCCCGGGCCACGCTCCAGGCGGTGAACTGAGCCCGTGTGAATCCGGTGTGATTCCGGTGTGAATTTCAGGGCAACACAAGGCAACGAGCGGGCAAGAAAAAACGCCACACATCGGGTTCTCCGTTGTGTGGCGTTGTCTTGGATGGTGGAGCTGGCGGGAATTGAACCCGCGTCCGCAAGCCTTCGCCGGGCAGATCTACATGTTTAGCGTTCTGTTTTGAGTCTCGCCTCCCGAGTCGCGCAGGCGCACGCTACCCGGGATGCCAGCTTCCTTGGATCTTGCCACGTACTAAGAAGCCCAGCACGCAGCCAGCTGATGTGAATTCCCTTGCAGCCGGGAGGTATTGCTACCCCCTTGCCCAGCCCATCAGCGTGCTGTTGCAAGGCTCACCGGATTTAAGCGGCGAGTGCGAAACGTTCGTCGTTTGCAGTTAGTTTTTTGAATGGAGATTTACGAGCGTCAATCAAGCTCGACATGCACCACACCGGTCCCGAACCCACGTCGAAACCAGGACAGCCCCAAGGCTCCTATCTTAGCCTCTTTCCAGCAGTTTCAAGAGCTCCAGCGGAGAATTGATTTGCGCATCCGCCTGCCAGTGCAGCGTATCGCCGGCTGCGCCAAGGTAGCCGTAGCAAGCCGCCACGGTCTTCATGCCTGCGGCCTTGCCTGCAACGATGTCGCGCTCGTCGTCACCGACATAGACAAAACTCTCGGGAGGAAGGCCGATACGCGCGGCAGCCTCCAGCAAGGGTGCAGGATGGGGCTTTGCGTGGGGCGTGGTGTCGCCGCTGACGACGGCTGACGCAGTTGCGAACAGCGGCATCTGTTGCGTCAGCGGATCGGTAAAGCGCATGGACTTGTTCGTGACCACGCCCCAGGGCATGGACACAGCCTGGAGTCGTGCAATCAGTTCCTCGACACCCTCGAACGCATAGGTGCGCTCTGTCATGCATTGCTCGTAGTTGCGGAAGAACTCCTCGCGCATCTGCGCAAACTCGGGCGAGTCGGGCGTGAGCCCGAACCCCACCCCCAGCATGCCCCGCGCCCCCGCGCCCGCCATGGGTCGATATCGCTCATAGGGAATTGAAGGCATCCCCCGATCCGTACGCATCCTGTCTGCGGCTGCAACCAGGTCTGGTGCACTGTCGATCAAGGTGCCGTCCAGATCGAACAGCACGGCTCGGACTTCTTTCCACATGCGGCTTACCCTTCGGCCCGGCGCGTGGCCAGCATGTAGTTCACAGATGTGTCTGCACTGAGCCAGTAGCGCCCGGTGATGGGGTTGTGCTGCAGGCCCTTGCTGGCCTGCAGATCAAGGCCAGCCTGACGGGCGAACATGGCGAGTTCGCTGGGCTGGATCAGTTTCGCGTACTCATGCGTTCCCTTGGGAATCATCTTGAGCAGGTATTCTGCCGCGACGATGGCCAGACCGAAGGCCTTTGCACTGCGGTTGATCGTGGAGAAGAACACCCAGCCGCCAGGCTTGACCAGCTCAGCACAGGCCGACACCACGGAGGCGGGATCGGGCACATGCTCCAGCATCTCCATGCAGGTCACCACATCAAAGGAACCAGGCTGCTCCTGGGCCAGACGCTCCACACTCACTTCGTGGTAGTGAATGTTGGGCGTACCCGTCTCCAGTGCATGCAGCTGGGCCACGCGCAATGCCTTGGTGGCCAGATCGATGCCAACCACTTCGCGCGCACCCTTGCGCGCCATGGAGTCGGCAAGGATGCCGCCGCCACACCCGACATCCAGAATTCTGCGCCCCTTCAAGGGAACTTGCGCATCGATCCAGTCCAGCCGCAGCGGATTGATCTGATGCAGGGGTTTGAACTCACTTTCCGGGTCCCACCAGCGATGGGCCAGGCTGGAGAATTTCTCCAGCTCCGCCGGGTCGGCGTTGAGGTTGATTGCGTTGCTCATGGCGTCGATTGTCGGCGATTGCGGCGACCGTTCAGCCATAAAAAAAGCCCCGTTGCCGGGGCTTTTGCGAGAAGCAATCGAAAGATTACTGGGCGGCGCGGGTGCCGACCACTTCGATTTCCACGCGACGGTTCTTCGCGCGGCCTTCCTTGGTCTTGTTGTCGGCGATAGGCTGCTTTTCGCCCTTGCCTTCGGTGTAGACGCGGTTCTTTTCGATGCCCTTGGACACCAGGTAAGCCTTCACGGCTTCAGCGCGGCGAACCGACAGCTTCTGGTTGTAGGCGTCAGAGCCAACGGAGTCGGTGTGACCCACGGCGATGACCACTTCCAGGTTGATGCCCTTGACCTTGGAGGCCAGGTCGTCCAGCTTGGCCTTGCCTTCGGGCTTCAGAACCGACTTGTCGAAGTCGAAGAAAGCGTCGGCAGAGAAGGTCACCTTGGAGGCCACGGCCGGAGCGGGTGCCGGTGCGGGTGCGGGAGTTGCCGGAGCGGGCGTTGCGGCGGGAGCCACAGCGGCGGCCACAGGCTTCAGAGCGCCGTCGCAGTCAGCAGCTGCAGTGGCGGGCGTCCAGTTGGCATCGCGCCAGCACAGTTCGTTCGTGCCGTTCTTCCACACCAGTTCGCTGGTGCCGTTTTGCCAGTTGTCGATGGTCTTGCCACCGTCAGCAGCCTTCACTTGTGCGCCAGCGGCCGTTGCGAGGGCGGCAGAGGCAAACAACATCGCCACTTTGTTCAGTTTCTTCATGGTTCTCCTCTTGGGGAAAAAGCCGCAGCAGGGCTGCGAATCTGTGGACGTCATCAGTGACCATCACCAAAAACGTTGAATTGATTGTGCCATACGTCACATGCAGACGGACCGCCAAGCGGGGGCCAACAAGTAGGACAGCGGCGGAATTCCAGGGTTATGTTGCTCGGCTGCTACACGTCATTCGACCTAAAATGGGCCTTTTCCCGCCGTCAGAGTATCGCCACACATGACCCAGTTTGCTAAAGAAACCCTGCCCATCAGCCTCGAAGAGGAGATGCGTCGCAGCTATCTCGATTACGCAATGAGCGTGATCGTGGGCCGGGCGCTGCCCGATGCGCGAGATGGTCTCAAGCCTGTGCATCGGCGCGTGCTTTTTGCCATGCACGAGCTCAACAACGACTGGAACCGGCCGTACAAGAAGTCGGCGCGTATCGTCGGTGATGTGATCGGTAAATACCACCCGCACGGCGACAGTGCGGTGTACGACACCATCGTGCGCATGGCGCAGGATTTCTCGCTGCGCCACATGCTGGTGGACGGTCAGGGCAACTTCGGTTCGGTGGACGGGGACAGCGCGGCGGCGATGCGTTACACCGAAATCCGCCTGTCCAAGATTGCCCATGAAATGCTGGGCGATATCGACAAGGAAACGGTCGATTACGGCCCGAACTACGACGGCAGCGAGCGCGAGCCGCTGGTGCTGCCTGCGCGGCTGCCCAATCTGCTGGTCAACGGTTCCTCGGGCATTG